CAGCGGATAGGGGATAAATTTATTAAAGAATGTGGCGAAAAAGGAACCAAGGGTGATAGAGTACATGCGCTGGCTGCTATGGCCTACGCGAAAGGTATTGGACTGCAATTATTTTCAACAGAGTACGAAGATCCGACGCAGTTCTTTAGCCCATGGCATGAGGTATATAAGCGGCCAATGCCTTACTGGCACCAGCTGGTGAACAAGATTGATCGAAGCATGGATGGCGCAGATGAAGACGAGTACCTAGTCGTTCATCGTGCAGACGCACAGGAGGCGCTATCGCCACTACCGGAGCTGGATTGGGCAGAGCCGTTACGGCACAAACGAGCTAAGCATTATCGTGCAATTGTTGAGCCGCTGCCAGATGGTCGGCTACCGAAGCAAAACGTTGAGGGATTCTGGGATATTATCTGGAATGATGAGGTCTTTTGTAAAAGTTTGGGGCCTACTAGTTTTTCAAGATTTGCCCATGCTGCCATCATTGAAGATGATGTTATTCATCCTTTACTTGACGAAAACGGAGATCGGTTGTTGATTTATAGGCGGGCTGGCTGGCCTCGGTTGTATGCGCATACGCCAGAACTCGCCTAGCTAGCATGACTTGTATTTTGTTGTCAGGCCAATGGCTGGATCAGGCGGTCGAAGCGGCGGATTGCGTCGCCGCTCCGGGGGCGGCCTTAGTAAGGCCACCGGGCGCGGCAGGGAAGCGCGGCAAGCGTTCAAGCGTGGTCGCGGGGTGCTGCGCGCCAGGCGGACAGGCGGCTGATCGCCTAACAAGCGGGGCCTGGTGATTCAATGAACCTTCAGGCCTACGCCAACCACCGCAAAGCGCTGGGGCTTCGGGGCACGTCGCATGTAGCGGTGCTCAACGCCATCAACGATGGGCGCCTAAGTGCCCCGGCAGTCAGGAAGGACGGTAAATATTGGGTGATTGATCCAGCCCTTGCGGATGGCCAATGGGCCAGCCGTACAGACCTGACCGAGCGGGGCTCAATGGGCATCGGCACCTCCCGAGCGCCCGTGGCGGCTGCTGCCAAACCAAAGCCGGCTCAGCTGCCGGGAGAGGCGCTGCCCAAGGGCGGGCCATCACTAGCAGACGGCAAGCGGGTGAAGGCACTTTATGATGCCAAACTTGCAGAGCTTGAGTTTAAGGAAAGGGTCGGAGAGTTGGGTTCAATTGAAAAGATGAAACGCGAAGCCTTTACCCTGGGCAAGGCGGTAAGGGAAGGGGTGTTGGGGATCATTCCAAGGCTTGGCGCTGATCTGGCGGCGATGACGGATCGGTTCGAGATTGAACGACGGCTGGAGGATGAACTGACGACAGCGCTCCGTGCGCTCGCTGATGGCTGATTCAGCGCTGGCGTTCCGGGAGGCGTTCCTGGGCGGCCTGAGGCCCGAGGAACAGGCCTGGGTCGATGAGTGGGCGGATCGGTATCGGGTCCTGAGTGGCGTTGGCTGCCCGGAGCCGGGGCCATGGCGGACCGCGCGAACGCCGTACCTGCGAGAGCCGATGCGGTGCCTAAGTAGCGGCAGTAGGACCAGGCGGGTGGTGCTGATGTTCGGCAGCCAGCTGGGAAAAACAGAGGCGGGGCTGAACTGGCTGGGGTCAATTATCCATCAACGGCCAGCGCCGACGTTGTTGGTGCAACCGACGATCGAGATGGCAAAGCGATTGAACCGCCAGCGGCTGGATCCGTTCATCCGGGAAACGCCGGTGATTGCGGAGCGGATCCCACCGGCGAGGAGTAGGGATAGCGGAAACACGATGTTCCTGAAAGAATTCCCGGGCGGGTTGTTTGTGCTGACTGGCGCCAATTCTGCTAGTTCTGCGCAATCAATGCCAGCGGCTAATTTATTTGCAGATGAAGTATCAAGTTATCCGCTAGAAATGGATGATAAAGGTGATCCGTTAGAAAATTTTGAAGCAAGAACAGCTAATTTTCCTAACGGAAAGACCTTGATTACATCAACACCTGGCGTGGTTGGCGCCTGTCGGGTGACGAAAGAATTTCGGGAGCGATCAGACCAGCGGCGGTTCAACGTGCCGTGCCCCGCTTGCGGGGAGTTGCAGGTGCTGGTGTGGTCGCAGTTCAAATGGGACCACGCTGACGGGGAGGTTCTTTATGAGTGCGGCCACTGCCGTGAGCGGTTTGAAGAGCGCCATAAAAGCAGGATGCTGCCGTCTGGGGTATGGGTGGCAACGGCCCGAGGCGATGGCATCACGGCAGGATTCCACCTCCCCGGGTGGTATGCGCCGCTGGGTTGGATCTCATGGGAGGAGATCAGGGATCAGTTCCTGAGGGGGCAGAGGGACCCGGTGACGCTGAAGGGGTGGGTGAACAAGAGGGCGGCGGAGGCGTGGGAGGACCTGCTGGCGGCAAAGTTGAATGTGGAAGGGTTGGCGAAGCGCAGGCAGGACACTGAGGCAGGGAACGGCTACCCGGTGGGCAGCGTGCCGGATGGGGTGTTGCTGATCACGATCGCGGCCGATGTGCAGGGCGGCGGCGGCTCGAAGAGTGAACGGCTGGCGGTGAATGTGTGGGGATGGGGCCGGGGGATGGAGAGCTGGCACCTATTCCACGGTGAGATCCATGGGGACCCGCAACAGCCGGAGGTGTGGCGGCAGCTGGATCAGATCGCGGCGACGAGGTGGCGGAGGGACGACGGGAGAGAGCTGGTGATGGCCCTAGGAGTGGTGGATGATGGCGGCCTAGCAACGGCGGAGGCCCGCGAGTTCTGCCGGGAGCGCCGGGGCAGGTGGGTACCGGTGAAGGGCAGCAGCGGGAAGGGTAAACCGTTGGTGGGCAAGGGGACAGCTGTGGACATCAACCACCGAAACCGGCCGGCCGTTAAGCGAGGAGTGCTGCTGTATATCGTCGGGACAGACACATCAATTGCTGAGCTACAGGGCCGACTAAGGAATGAGGTGGTGGGCGCTGGATATGTCCATCTGGGGCAGGCCGCTGATGATCAGATGTTGGCGGAGTTGTTCCCGTGGAAGCAAAAGGCCCGGCTGGTGAAGGGCTTCAGCGTGACCGATTGGGTTCTTCCTGAGGGTGAGCATGACGAGTCGGGGGACTGCGCGAGATATGCCAGGGCAGCGGTTGAGATCATCGAACGCCGCTATGTTCGCGGAACCATGTGGGACCAACTGGCGGCCGGGCTGGGGCAGTACGTCGAGGGCCACGTGGCCCAGGCCCCGGCAGCGCCGAAGGCTGAGCGGTCGGGTAGTGGGTGGCTTGACCGCGATAGTGCTGCCACTCGGGAGCGCAAGCGCGGGGGATGGTTGGATCGTTAGCGTGTGCCTATGGCCTACACCCTGCAGCAGCTAACGGACCTCCGGGCGGCAATTGCTGAGGGAGTGTTGGTGGTGGCAACCAATGGCCGCCGGGTGGAATATCGCAGCCTGGCGGAGATGCTGCAACTGGAGCGGATCATGGCGGGCGAGCTGGAGGAAAGCAGCACGAATCAACGGATCCGTCGGACGTATTTCAGCGTGAGCCGTTGCACATGACGAAGAAAGGCGGCGAGCTGGCACGGCTGCGGGATGAGGTAACCCAGCTGCGGATCAAGGCGTTTGAGGCCGCAAAGCAGACGCGACGGACGGAGGGATGGTGGGCGACGAGCTCAGGGCCTAATTCTGATCTGAAGGCCGCGTGGTGGTGGCTGGTGAAACGCCATCAGAGTTTGGTGGATGATGAACCCCTGGCAAGCAGGGCGGTGAGTGTAATTGTTCAGAACTGGATCGGTGACGGCATTATGTCGAAACCGCTGGGGGCAACAAAGAAGTACGAACGAACGTTCAAAAATTGGGCGGAGTCTACAGATTGTGATTTCTACGGCATCAGCGACTGGTATGGCCTGCAATCAATTATTGCAAGGACGACAGCGGTGCGTGGTGCATGCATCGTGCGCAAGCGAGTCCATGCGCCGCTGATGGATAAGGGACTGGTGCCGTTGCAGCTGCAGGTGTTGGAGCCGGACTGGCTGGATTTCAACAAGGACAATGGAACAGATATTTTGTTCGGCCAGCAGTTTGATAGCGACGGGCGGCTGATGGGTTATTGGCTGCGCGATAGCCACCCAGGTGAAACAGTGATGAGTAATGGCGTAAGGATCACATCGACGTTTGTACCAAAGGAAGAAATCATCCTGCACTTTGATTGCCGGCGGCCGGGGCAGCGGATGGGGATCCCGTTTGGAACGGCGGCCATTCTGACGTTGCGGGATATGGGAACAATCAGGGAAGCCATGCAGATGCGCGAGAAGATCGCTGCATGTTTCGCTGCATTTATTGTTGATAGCGAACCTGCCGAAGCTGGTAGTACGACAGGAATTGATTTTGACAGCCTGGAACCTGGAGCCGTCGAAGACCTGCCGCCAGGGAAAGATATAAGGTTTGCGTCACCACCTGGCGCGGGTGACTTTGTTGCTACCCATAAAGAATATGCGCGTGCTGTGGCGGTTGCCTATGACGTGACATATGAAAGCCTGACGGGTGATCTATCCAATGTGAACTACTCCAGCTTTCGAGGTGGCTGGCTGGAGTTTGCGCGGCGGGTGCTGTACCTACAGGGCAAAGTCACAACTCCGCAATTACTAAATCCCGTGTGCCGCTGGCATGACGACCTAGCGCGGATGACGGGGGCATTACGCGGAAATGTGAGCTGGATTCATACACCGCCACGGCGGGAGATGATCGACCCAACGAAAGAGATTCCGATGATGATTGAGGCAATTCAGGGCGGTCTGATGAGCCTGAGCGAAGCGCAGCGGATGCTAGGCAGGGATCCTGAGGAGGTGTTTGCCGAATATGCGCAGGACCGGGAAAAATGGCAAGCAATGCAGCTGTCAGCCTTTGGTAGCTTGAAGCAAGCTGCAAATGCATGATGCTGGGCGTGAAAGTGATGGCAGCTGCTGGAAAGCAGTCGCTAAGGCTTTATGGAGATGTTGGAATTGATGTGCTGGCCGATGATGTGGCGGCGGCGCTGGGAGCACTGAGCGGTGACATCACGGTCAACGTGTTTAGTTATGGAGGCGATGCCGGTGCGGGGATTGCCATCCATGACATGCTGGCCCGGTATCAGGGGCAGAAAACGGTCGTGATTGATGGCGTGGCGGCGTCCGCCGCGTCGATGGTGGCGATGGCTGGGGATCGAATCGTGATGCCCTCCAATGCGCTGATGATGGTTCACAACTGCTGGGGCGGCGCCCAGGGCGATGCGGCGACAATGCGCAACCGAGCCGACATGCTCGACACCTACTCCGAGAGTTACCGCAATACGTATGCCCAGCGGACGGGACAGGCGCCGGGACTGGTGACTGCATGGATGGAGAACAACGGCGGCGCGGGAACCTGGTTCAGCGCTGAGGCGGCGGTAGCGGTCGGCCTAGCCGATGAGGTGTCAGCACCGGCGGAGGTGCAGGCAAGCGTGCCGCCGCTGCCTGGTGGTCGATTCGATCGTGTTCCTGATGCGTTAGCGCTCTGGAGTGCAGTCGGTAGCGTGAGCGTAGGAGCAGAAATCCTCCCCCCTGCTGAGAACGAATCCATGACTGACCAGGCACAGGCCGGGGCGCCCCCGGCCACCACTCCAACTCCTGAGGTGACCGCTGCGCCCGTTGCGCCTGTTGCCGCTGCTGCTAGCGCTCCCGAGCCTGAGCGCCTCGATGCCGCCGCCCTGCTGCGAGAGACGCAGATCCGCCGCTGTGCCGCTGAAGCTGGCCTGCCGGCCGATCGCGTTCAGGCCCTGGTGGATAACGGTCTGCCGTTCGCTCAGGCCGCTGTGGAGATCGTGAAGGCCCACGCCGCCACGCTCACCGCCACCACCGCTGGCCATCCTGCGCAAGTCAGCGTCACCCGTGACGCTGGCGACACGTTGGTCAAGGCGTTGGGCTGTGCGGTGCTGGCCAAGGCGGCGCCGGGGATGAAATTCAGCGATGAGGACCGCGCGCTGGCCGCTGACTATCGCGGCTGGTCGATGATGGACATGATCCGCACGTATGCGGAATCGCGCGGTTTCAATCCCAGGGGGCGCAGCCGGAACGATCTAATTTCGTTCGCCATGCACAGCACCAGCGACATTCCGCTGCTGCTGAGCAATGTGGCAAACAAAACCCTTCAGGCCGCTTACGAGGAGGAGCCCCACACCTGGAAGGCGATTTCATCCCAGCAGAACCTGCCGGACTTTAAGTCCGCCACGCGGGTGATCATGGCTGCGGATATGCTCCCCAGCCAACTTCTTGAGGGAGGTGAATACACCCAAGCCACACTCAAGGAAGCATCGGCCACCTGGAAACTCACCACCTACGCGAAGAAAATTCTCTTTTCGCGTCAGATGATCATTAACGATGATCTGAGTGCTCTCAATCGCATCCCTGACTACATGGGACGCGGCTTTCGCCGGCTGGAGTCCAATCTGGTGTGGGCACTGATCAGCGGCAATGCTACTACCTCTGTTGATGGATTGGCGCTTTTTGCCGCTGGCCATAACAACACCGGCACCGGTGCCATTGGCGTGGCTGGGGTCAATGCAGCCAAGAAGTCTATGCGAAAGCAGACCGACATCAGTGGCGTGGCAATCAATTTGGTGCCTAACTACCTGATCGTTCCCACTGACCTGGAGGGCACGGCTCTGCAGTTCCTGTATCCGAACGGTTACGCCCCGGCTGCGCTGACCGGCGCTGCCGGCCCCAACCCATACGCGGGCGCGATGCAGCTGATCGTAGAACCCCGCCTGGACGGCTCCGCTACTCAGTGGTACGCCGCTGCCACCGGCCAGGCCGATGGCCTGGTCTATGGCTACCTGGCAGATGAGCCCGGCCCGAGCATTACGAACGTGCCCGAGCGTGATCCTGATGGCGTAACGCTTCTCAGTCGCTTTGACTTCGGCTGCGCAGTTACCGATTATCGCTTCATCTACCGCTCTAGCGGCACTTGATCAAAACCCTAATTCATCTTCAAGGAGGATAGTTTAATGGCTACGAATCTTGTTCAGGAGGGGCGTTATGTCTCCCTGACCGCCCCTTACGCCGTTGCCTCTGGTGGTGGTGCGTTGGTGGGGTCGCTGTTTGGTGTCGCCGTGACGACCCTGGCCAATGGTGAGGTGGGCACGTTCGGCTTGGAGGGTGTTCGCACCTTGCCCAAGGCTACGGGCGCCAGCACCGGTGGCAGCCAGGGGGCGAAAGCCTATTGGAACAACACCAACAAAAACGTCACCGCTTCAGCATCTGGCAACAGCCTGATTGGTGCGTTCCTGAACACCTGCGCTGATGGCGATGCTACCTGCGTGGTGGTCCTGAACGGCATCACTGTCAGCTAATTGTTTAATAGCCAGGGGCCAGCTTATGGCCCCACATTCTTTATCTTCAGGTCGATGCTATGGGTCTGCTGAATTTTCTGAAAAACAGCGTTGGCGTTACAGTGAGCGCGGCGGATCCATTGCCGGTGGTGGTGCTCGATGGCAGCAGCACCGGCAGCACAGCGCTGGCCCTGCCGACTGTCGATGCACTGACCTCGGTGGCAACCTCGACCACGACGGCGCAGCTGTTGGCTGCTAGGGCAGCTCGAAAGCGAATTGTTATTTACAACCCATCACTAAGTGAGCTGACAATAGCAACCGCAACGCCTGTCACTTCTGCAAATACAAGAATAGGTATTCCAGCAAAGAGCACTATATTTCTTGACGTGGCTGACATCCCAAGCATTTCCGGCGCCTGGTATGGAATTCTGGCATCAGGCACTGGAACCGCTCAGGTTACGGAGTCTTACTAATGAAGTCGGCAGTATTAAGCAATTTATCGTATTTAACACTTAAGACAAACTCTAAGATTTTATATCCCAGCGCTTTACTGGGCATTGTTGCGCCTACGGCACTGGTTGATTATCAGTTCCGTTTGCAAGGAACGCTGACAAATTACGGCAGTGTTGGTGGGTCGCTAACACTGACTCGCTCCGGCAATGGAACGTTTATTGGCAGCAACGGCCTATTGCAGACTGCCGGTACAAACGTTGCGAGGTTTGATTTCGATCCCGTGTCACTGACGCGGCGAGGATTGTTGTTTGAGGGGCAGGCTACAAATCTTGTTCGCGATAGTGAAAACTTTACCGGACTTGGCTGGAGCTTTGGCGGCTCCGCTTTATCGGCTCCGCCCACAAGAACGACCTACACGGGACAATTGCCAGACGGAAGCAGTGGAACTATTTATAGGTACGCGTTTACTTCGGTCACAGCTGTAAATAATTTTTCTATCGCCTTTAATTTTTTCACTATTTTGCAATCGTCCGTTACGATTGCAGCCCCCTCGATTTGGATTAAAAGAGTATCGGGGGCGACTACTATAAATTTATATGCTGAATCGTCAAGCACAGCTCCGCCCACAGGTGCATGGGCATCTGAAGAATTTACACTCACCAGCGAATGGCGGAGATATGGTTTTGCTAAGGCTATAGCTGGAACCAAGGCCGGAAATTTGAGCTTTTTAATCGGTAATGATAGTCGACCAGCTGGTGGAACATTTTCCGCTGTTACTGTTGACGTGTTTGGCGCCCAACTGCAGTTGGATCGAGTTGACTCGTATATCCCAACCGCCGGCGCAGCCGCCACCCGCTTCGCTGATGCCGCCAGCATGACCGACCTCCCAACGACAAACGTCACGCTGATCGAAAAACCAGCCGGCTGCGCAACCCTGTCAGCCGGCACCTTGACCCTAAACACGGGCTACACCATTGATCGAATAATGGTGCTACCTGGCACCTATTCAGCTGATCAGGTAACAACCATCCGGGGATTGATGTGATGCTGTTCGTTATCGAGGTGCTCTGCTGGTGCCCTGATCGAGACTGCTTCCGGCAGGGCATTACGTCTCAGGTGTTCCCCGATGACACCCCGCTGGCCACGCTGGAGGGCAACGTGCTGATCCCCGCTCCCGGTGTTCACATCGACGAGATCGGCGCCATTCAGCGCGACGAAGCAACTACGATCGGCGGCCACCACGTCAACATTGCGGCCACTGGTGCGGTTGCCGCAATGCTCACCGCCGGCCTACCGCAGACCGGCACAATTTTCGAGCGAACCCATATCCTCGCCCTGATCCCTGGCCTGGAATGGTCGGCCCTGAGCAACGAGGGCGAGCCGCCGGGTTACCTCGGCCCCCAGGGTGTGAAATTGTTCGACCGCTCGGCAGTGAATGCCCGCGCCAGGGTTTGGTACGTCAACGGGGACCAGCTGATCCCTGGCCCAGCATCTGGAGGCTGAGCAATGGCGTTCATGGACATGAGCCGCAGGGCGATG